AGTGTAGCAATAGCTTCACCATGTACATCGGCAAACTCATGTTCATCAACAAACGCTGTCAAACGCTCTACAGCATCTTCATGAGCACGCGCTTGTTTCGTCTCTTGTTCAAGCCGCTGCGTGATAGGGCCAAGACGACGATCAAGCTGTTGTTCTATGGCCTTGGTATTGATGAAGCCGGTAGCCTCAGTCGTGCCGAACAACTGCTCCATAGTATAGCCGTTTTGCAAGACCCTTGCAACAATTTCCCGCACGGCTTGGACAGGGTTATTCTCAGCCATTGCCCGAAACTGCATGGCTTCCAACACTTGATCGTTGTTCAGATTAAGCTTGCGCGGTGCATCACCATACACAAACTTTGCATCTGCAAGTTCTTTTGTAACGTTTGCAAGCTTCTGATCACGCTGTGCAACTTTACGCTGCAAGTCATCTGCAACAATACGCAAACGATTGTAGTTGTAAAGCTGCTCACGTTCCTGCTTAGTTGTAGCAAGAACCTTGCCGTCTTTATCAAGTACTTCTTTGTTAGGACCACGCGCAGGCTTTTCTCCCATTGCAGGAGCAAGACCTTCAAGCGGATTACCGTCCTCGTCAAGCTGTTGCTCATTCCCTTCTACAGCTTGTTCTTCACCTTCTGGTTCTTGTTGACCACTATCTTCATTCTCGTTCTCATTCTCATCCTCAACACCATCTTGTGCGGGATCATTGTTAAGCCCAAAGACACGATCCATGTCGTCAAGCATTCCATTAGTCACGTTAGCACTTCCGTTGCTCATTGCATTGTTCCCTGTACACGTCCGATGATGTTAGCGACAATATCTTCAACCGGAGTATTACGCGCAAGCATAATACCGATTGCCTCTTTAATCTCAGGTGGCAAGCTATCAAGCATTGTTCCTGCATCTTGCACCATAGATAGAAGTCCTTCAATCTCCATACCACCACCACCGCCGCCGCCAGATGCAGGAGCGCTAGATTGTCCTGATGGTGGAGCACTACGCGATGGTTGTGTTGGCTGTTCGCCTTGTTGTGGAGCCTGCAACTGTTTAACAAAGAATTCTTCGATCATAGACCACTGATTATCGTCAATCACCATCTCATTCGCATATGCAGTTTTCATAACCTGCAATGCGATCAATCCAGCGATAGGAGTAGACGACGCAAACTGACCGAGGATTTGCATAAGCTGCATAGCTTGCTGCTTCTTACCCGCACTCGTAGGCTTCAACGAACTACCACCAAGCACACGCGGTACAAACATCAAGCGTATCTCTTGTGGAGACATATTCCGCCAAGGCTCCGCCGCTTGTTCACCAATGATAGCTGCAACAGCTTCCTTATCCATAAACTGCAAGCACACTTGCGCTACAAGCCAATACACCCTACCAAGACATTCTTCGATAGAGTCCATCTTCTCGTCTGCGCGCGTCTGTATCTGACTCTCATAACTCTCGATTGCTCGATTAGTTGTGTTAGTCTTATACTCAACGCCTCGCTGCACCGATGATACACCGCTAAGACGGTCAATCGTTTCGAGAATAGGACGCTTATCGAAGAACTGTGCAACCTGCGCACTAACAGGAAGCAATGGCTGAAACACATCCTTCAATGACATGCCTTCTGGTACTTCAAATCCTACAGCACGACTGTCAGCACTGCCATTTATGTACCTATCAATCAACTCAGGATCTTTGATAGCACGCTTATTGTACGCAACCATCTCTTGCGCTTGCCTACGGATGCGTGCGAACTCTTCATTCACGTTATTTAGTGCGTCTTGTTGATCGAGATAGTACGTAACTTCGCCCTTTGCATACTTATCGGTAGGATCACTGTGGAAGTCGAGTGGAACAAGCGGAAAGAACTGATCGAAGTTGTATGGATCATCCCATACCCAAATCGGATAGTCCCAGCAACCATCGCTATACAACTCTACGCGACGTGTTACCTTATCCCACACATAATATACCTTCGTAACCTGCCCACTCTTGAAACTTTCTTCACTCTCATACCCATACTGCTTGAATGAGGAAGTCTTATCAAACAATGAGAAAGATTGCGGAGAAATATCACTCTCTGCCTCTGGCTTACCAACCTTCAACACATGCGTAGGCGAGAAGATAGAGTCATACGTTTCAGGATTGTCCTCACGAGGCTTACCGTACATAGCTTTGAGGTATGATGTCTTTAGCATATCCTCAATCATAACCCAGTTAGCATCGCTAAGGTCTAGATCGGTTGCTGTATCATCGACAATCACTTGCCATGGCATCTTTAGCTTGACGAATGGTCCGCTAGGAGAAAGTGTATCAACCTTCTCTTCGAGCGCCATCAACTCGCCTTCAAGACGCTTAATATCCTTGACATTCTTAGCGTTCTGCAACTCTTCACTGATACGCTCAAGGTCAGTAACGGCTGCATCAGCACTGTGAGGCTTCAATGTATAACCAGTTTCAAACCATGCAAGGTTGCACAATGAAGTCAACGCTACAGCCTTCTTACTCTTACGCTTAATATTCAGTCCCGGTGCAGCTTTCATGTTAGCAAGCTTACCGATTAGCTTATCTAGCGCGAGTGCGAGAGGCTTTGTCTCTTCGTTACTTGCTGTAAACTCACAATCAGGATTCTTAGTATAAAGCATAGACACAAGCACGGTGACATTAGTAAACACCATGTTCTCAGTCTCTTTGCGAGGCTTCTTTACATCACTATCACTCTCGATACGAGTGGACTGATCGTGCTTGTAATACTTAATGTTCTCATCCCAACTCTTACGCAGATCGCGCGTAGCAGTTAAGCCTTGCTCTTTACGAGCTTTCCAAAGTTTACCACGATGCTTCGATGTAGCAATACGTGTTTCACCAATCACACGATACAGTGGACCGATATCATCCCCCTGCTCGGTAGCCATGATCTTTTCGTAGCTATCATAATCCGCAGTAGGAGCACTGTTCTGTGCAACATCTTCTGCATTCTCTTGTTCAGCCATAACGATGGTTCCTACTATTCGTGTTTGACGGAGCGTCTTGCCACTTCATATAATCAGGCACTCGCTTTTCAGCAGGCGTATGTAGAGTACCTACGTTCGGCATAGTTGACAAGAGATATTTTAATGTATCCATAGCATGATCGTTAGCATCAACAGGCTTATCAAGTCTACCGCCGCTACCATTACTCATCCAATAGTACGAACCGAACTCATCATTCAGCCATATCATATCAATATTGTGGAACAACCTTGGCGAAGGTGATACATTGATAACTGGATGCGTTAATGTCTTGGTTGGACGCAGATAACCTTGTACCTTTACAATACCATTCATAACGTCATTGTTACCACGACGCATCATGATGCCTTCTTCTTCAAACATGCGTGCAATCGACTTACCAACAGTACGCTTGCTGACAGTCTTTTGTGTGAAGATACTAGGATCAGCGTCTACCTCTTCTAATTCACTATGATCTTGTAACCACTGCGCACGGATACGTTTGATTTCTGTAACCTGATCCTCAATCGGAAACTCTGGACGATAGAAACCATCTACTACAATCACTTGTCGCTGCGATGTTACTGCGCCGAGTAGGTAGCATGAAGGTGATGTTTGTCCGAAGTCGTATCCTTCAACCCAACGAGGCTCGTATCCTGTACCACGTTCACGCTCTAACCACTGCTCAATGTCCTTACGACGCAAGCCATGCAATGTTACATCATACTGTGGATATACGAGACCTTCATACGATGCCCACTTACCTTCTAGAAAGCGCGCACGCATTTGACCTGTATAGGCTTCTTCGAGTGTCTGGATAAAGTCGCCACCATCGGCTTCGTGAATGTGTCGTAGCTCGTACGTAGAGCCTTCAAACAAATCAACACGCAGTCGCACTTTACCATTCTCATCAATGAGTGGTTGTCTATCTACATCACGCTCACACAGTAGGTCATCACTGATAACACCAGTACGAGTGTAAACGTGGATAGGACGCACTAGCTTTGTATATACCCAATTTGCTGTAGGGTTACACGTAAGCAATATCCATCGAGGACCAGTAAGCGGCCAACCTTCTTTCTCTTCATCAATACGTGTACTACCACGCAATCGCCCTAGCAGATCGAGAAAGTCTTTATGCACAATCTCAGGATCTTCTAGCTGATCTACAGCAATGTAATCATAGTTAGCAGATAACAGGTTTGATGTACCACCATCACCGCCTTTACCTTGCTGTGAGATGTAACGGAATGTAATGCTACTACCATTCTTCAATGTGCAGACGTTGCTACCATTCTGTCCTATAGGAAACGATTTGATCCATTCCTTTGGGCACCACTTAATGAACTCTTTACGCAGTGTGTCATTTAGCTTAGGATATGTACTACGTGCTGCGAGACCGCTACTGCCCGGATAGGCTTTAGCAATCTCCAATATCTTAATGACAAGTGCAGTTGTCTTACCATTCCCATATCCACCGCCATAGATTTGAAACTTGGCGGTGGACTTTAGGAATTGATCTTGCAACGAACCTGTCTTGAGAATGAACTCAGACATTTACGACATAGCCTCTTGGCAGATAATATCCATACCAACGTCAGCCGGAACACCTGACTGCGTAGTAACTGCTACAGTAAGGATGTCTGGACGATCCCCTCTGATTGTATTGTACAGCGGGAATAGATCTTGCAAATCAATATCCTGCAAACCAGAACCACCAGCAGGCAGTGTGAACTTATACACTTTTTCACCACCTGATACATACGCAGTAGCAGACACATCACGCTCTGCGAATGAGAACGCAGAGCCGACAGTCGGCAATCCTACAAAGTTTGCGCCAGTCAGTACAACCGGGCTTGATGGTGTTGAGTAATAAATCTCACACTGTGCAAGTGCAGAGGACGAAATCAGCAATCGACGTGGCAAAAGTTGTCCACGATTAATCAATCCGATTGCGTAAGGCTGACCAGCAACCGGAGCCACTGCAACAGGACCGCCAGTAACAGGATCAACAAAGTTTAGCAAACCAGTGGTATTAGATGTAATACGTGCTGCATACGTAACACCTGCGACAACGTATGTCAGACCACGACCACGCCACTGATTTACTGTCCACGGAGTACCTGTAGGAGTTAGCGTAGTTGTAGTACCCGCAGTGATAGCAGATGATGCTTGTGTATACTCAACCGTTCCCATAGGACGCATACGAATAGACAATACAGGGAAACGTGATGTGTTAGCAGCAACCGTGCGTCGTGGAGTACCAAGTGCCATACCATACGCATACGTAAATCCGCGCTGCATATCTACGCCACCGATAACACCGACCGATGCGCCGTAATGGAAGATACTTGCAGCCGTTGCAACACCAACGTTACGAATTTCATAACGTGCAGGAAGATTGCCAGTACGTGCCCAAGGTCCAGTTTGTCCCGGTGTGTTGCCGTGATTGTATTGGTGCATGATACGCTTAACACCATTAATCTGTACACCCCAACGGATTGCGCCTGAACCATACCACGCATACTCAATCCAAACCATTTGCAAACGTGTCCAGTCTAGCGATAGCGCTACTCCGCGATCACCATTCCATTCAGGTAGAGGAAACTTTGTATCAATTACTGTACCAGAAGTATCAGATCTAACAACAACATTCATACCAGTTGGGTTAGCAGGCGTTGGACCTTGTTGCTCAAAGAATACACCGTTGCTATCATCGAACATACCGACACGGTGAAACTGGTTTGCAAGTGGCGAGCCAAAGTTCTGTGCAGTAGAAAAGAACATAGCCTTGCCCGGCTGATACCGATGGTACGGACGTGATTGCCGAATAGCAAGGGAACCGGCTGTAGTATCAACGGACATCTGTGTCCCGCCTTGACCGGGAATATGCGTAATAGTACCGCCAGAAGCAGTCAACCCTTCCCAACGCAATGGCTGCAAGCCATATTCAAAGTCAGCGTCATAGACGTTCTGAAAACGGTCTGCATTCAAGCTACCGACTACGTTAAAGTTTGCGGGAACGTAGCCCTCTATCCTATCCGTAAAAGGGCGATCTGCGGCTACTCCGTCAAGCAAAGAACTTGGTGCGCCGGTATTTGCTCTGTTTTGTACAATAGCCATCACTTCTTTCCTTTGAATACTTTGTACAGGGCTTTAACACCTGCATCTGTTGCGAATGCTTGGTCCTTGCCTTTCGGCTTTACTCCGGTTTGAATAGTCGGTCCTTCTTTGCGCAATGCAGCGACAGGATTACGACCAGATACTTTCTCAGCACTAACCTTCTGATTCTTCGACATCAACTGCTCCGTTCTTATTGATTACAATTTCAGGAACACGGCGCATGTCATTCGATCCCTCAGTGATAACACGAATGACAAGACCACCTTCGAGCAGCGAACGCTTGTCGCTAATCTGCCTACTACTATGTCCAGCGCGATCTAGCAAGTCCTGTGCAGCACGCAACTTGACAGCAGCTTCAACTTCATCGTCATCCATAATATCTTCGATAACAGTCATGGACTTGTTAGCCATACTATGAATGCGTGTCTCGATGCTTGCACTACTAAGCTTTGCAGAGTTCGAGATAATCATGGTATCAAGCTGACCAAACAACTTCATACCTTTGATAAGGTCCACTTGTTGAATGGTAAGTCCAGTGCATGTTGCAATGTCCACGTCATTCAAACCAAGCATATAATACAACCAGACAACACCAGCAGTAGTAGTTGCACTAGGTTCAGCAGGTAAGTCAGCGATCGATGCACGAATTGCTTTGTTGTTCGTATCTCGCGCACGCTCAACTGTACGACTTACATCTTTTGGTTTAACCTTAGATACAGTTTCGTCAGGCGACAGCCTTGGAGCCATCGCCTGACCAGTTTTTGTATCAATGATGATACCGTTAGCTAGTGGTAGGCTTGGCACTAGAAGCGTCCACCTGTTGTATAACCTTCACCGGGTTTTTCGGTCTTATTAGTCTTAGTATTCTTACTAGGCTTAGTATCTGGATTACCTAGACTATTACTATTCATTACGCGCATATTGTAACGTATTTGGTCGGCATAAGGGGCACTAGCAGGTGGAGGCGTCATACCTCTAGCTCTAGCTTTTGCATCAATCTCTGCCTGCATGTTACGCGATACAAGATTACGCTGTGCAACATCATCTTCGCGAGTGATAGGAACATTACCGATGATCTGTTCAGCATCGATAAGTTTACCTTCACCTTGCATCTGTGGAGGCATAGGAGATTGTGCAGCCAATTCACGAAAGATTGATTGAATAAGTGAACGAATGCTTCCAGATGCAGCAGCAGTAGGATCAGGAAGTGGTGTTCCATCTGGAAGCGCTTGCGACGCATTTGCACTAGCAGGACCGACACGCATACCAGAGTTAGCAATTGCAGTAGCAGGAATATCTTGCATTGAACCAATATTACGTGGACCTTCTGCATATAATCCCGGATCACCTGTTGGTGAATAAACAAGCCCGTTGTTTGCTCTAAACGCTGCTAACTGTTTTGCCGCAGATTCAGCAATTTGTGCCTCAGTCATACGAGAACCAGTATTGAGATCTGAAGGACGGCGTGGTGGAGTTGGTGCAGCGCCATCACGCGACGGTGCTTGCCCACTTCCCGGTGTTGCACCTTGAGGAACTGTCTTTGCACCTCTACCTGCAAACTCTCCTTCTGCAAACTTCATGGCACCGACGCCATTTTCGCTTGAAGGATCAAAATATCCACTACTAATCAATTGATCGAGCAGTTTATTCATATCGCCATAAGCGGCAGGATTGTTTTTTGGCATTAGAGTCGTCCCACTTTACCGCCACCACCATTACCGCTACGATCAACGGGATATGATGTAGGTGCAAACACGCCATTGTAGATATTATCGAGCGCAGTTTCATCCGCAGCAGTCGTTGCACGGTTAATATCAGTGACAGTTTCAATAACGCGCTGACCGCCAAGCTCATAACCGCTGAGAGAGCGAATACCGAGAACACGACTACGAGTACGTGCAGCAGTACCACCGACAGCAGAGCCATTTAGAGCAATAGCAACAGCACTAAGCGGCTGCGATCCCTGCTTCTCGAATGCAATTGCAATATCACGCTCCAATTTGTTACGTGAACCAGTCAATGCATACGGCGCACCATATACATTATTCCAAAGTCCTGTAAATGACATGATATGCTCCTATATTTCAGGTTGAATTTGATTATACATTACACAACCATTACTTCTACCGGGGTCCGGGGGGTGCCGGGGAATGGCGGCATAGTTTTCTGGTCGTGTCGTGTCGTGCATGTATGACTGTCAAGCATTTTTTGCCATATGTCAATGGGTTTTTCGATCACTTTTTATATATTATCAGGATATAAGCCTCATTTTGCCTGAAATCCCCGGTCGCGTAGAGACCGGGCTATCTCTCCACCCTTTCTACATATCTCTCCATGTGCATATGTACATCAACACGCATAACTACACATAACTACATACAAGTATATACATACATATACAACTACATCGCTCTCAATCGGGTATAGGTACTTATTTGTATGCATGTGTAGGAATTTTGTGTAGGGGGAGGGGGGCGATCACGCTGAATACACACACCCGCACGCAATCCGCAAGCCCTGTTTGGTTTTCATGGGGGACTGTTGTTGTGTTGTGTGTGTAGTACATAGCATCATGTATAGTATACAATGTGAAGTATAGTATTACATAGCAATGCATAGTATAACTATACATAACAATACTTTGACCGCCTATTTGCACATGCGTTGTATGTAGAATGTATGCGATGCTATGCGGTACAATGTGAAATTGTGCGTTTGCATGTAGGGGAATGGCGCGGCGCATTCGATCCCATACCGCACTACTGCCGCACCACGTCAATCCATGCCATGCAATGCCTTGCACAACGTCCTACGTGTGAGCATTGCTCATTGGGCAAACGCGGTTAGTGCATGGTGCATTGTGCCTGTTATGTTATAACATGCTGTTGCGATGCATATGCAATGCCTCATGTCAAATCACGATTGCGTTGTTCTCTTTATGTCCTGCAAATTGGCAAGAATGAAAAATATGAGGGATCATACGTCAGAACATGAAACGCCGTCAGC